GCGACGAACGGGGCGACATAGGCGAAGTCGGCCGCGGCGAAGAACAGCGGGTCGGCGATCACCATCTCGATATTTTCGGGCGTGACCGGCAGATCCTCGTCGTCTGCGCTCCCGGGTCCGCCGATGCCTTCCCAGGCCTTGATGCCGCGCCGCAGTAGCTCGTCAGACAGTGCGTCGCCCGCGTCCTCGATGTCGTCGGGGTTCTGGCGGTAGACCTCGACACAGACGCGGTTCGCGGCGCGGAACGCCTTGCGGCCGATCGGCTCGAACTGGACGCGCACGCCGGGCAGCAGGAAGGGGCGCGGGTCGTTTTCGTCTCCGCTGTCGATGTTGCCGAGCCAGACGAGCTCCCGCTTTTCGACCCGCATCAGTAGGACGCCACGTCGTTGGCGAGCGTGGCCGTCACCGCGTGGCCGAGCGCACCGCTCGCCTGCCAGTTGAACACCGCCTGGATGCCCTTCGGGCCGGTGATCGACCGCTTGGCTTTCGGCAGGAACACGCGCGGTACGTCGAACATGAGCGAGAAGTCGCCCACCGTCCATCCGAACGTCAGGTCGATCGGCGTCCCGGACGTCGCTGCGGTCTGCAGCGTGTTGTCCTTGAAGCGTACCGTTACCGACCCCGACATCATTGCCTGGCCCGGGTCGCTGTCCTCGATCCGCCCGTCCGCCTGGATGGTCTCGACCTTCTCCAGGTCGTTCGAATAGACGAAGTCGGCGCCGATGACGCTGCCGAGCGCAACGCCGTCCTTCTTGACGTAGCCGGCCGCCTGCGGGAATCGCAGCACCGCCATTTCCGCCGGGGACGCCGCTCCGACCGTGGCGCTGACGGGATCGGTCTCGCCGATGCAGACCAGGCTGCACTGCGCGTTAAGCAGGCCGGAACGCGACATGCCGATACGCAGCTGATTGCCGCGCGCGCCGCGCATCACGCTGAACGAGGGGACTTCGGGCGCGCCGATCTCGATCGCCATCGATGGCAGCGCCGATGCCCCGGACACGAAGGCATGCTCGTAATCGCCGGTCGATCCCGTGGTGGTGGGCGCCCCGAAGAAAAGCTTCAGCCACTTGCCGAAGTTACGGACATCGACGGGCACGACCATGTCGCCGTCGTTGGTGGCGACATCGGGTGTCGGATCCTGCATCTCGCGGCCCAGGCCGATAAGGTCGCTGGTGATGAGCGGACGTTCCTCGCCCAGCGAATGACTGGCGAGCGGGATCTTGCCCCAGGCTGCCGCGCTGTTCGGCACGGTGCCGACGACGCTTTCGAACACGGAAATGACGCGCGCGTTCGCGCCGATTGCACGGCCCATAAGGCTGCTCCTTCAGGTAAGGGGATTAAGCGTCGAGTAGGTCGCGACGATCGTCAGGTCGGCGCGATGTTCGGCGGGTGCGCCGTCGAAATAGATATCGTCGGTCAGCGGCGATCGTGCCTCGAGCCAGGTCGTCAGGCCGCCCAGCGTGCGGTCGCGCTCGATCTCCTGGCCGATCGCCGTCATCATCCCGTCCAGGATATCCTCGCTGGACAGGTTGGGATCGCGCCAGCCGGTAAGCTCGATCGGGATCTCGTGCTCGTAATGGTAGGTCAGCGGAGAGAGGTCGACCTCGGGTTCGCCGGCATCGCCGGAGCGCACGATCACGCGGCCGCCCGGCGTCGACCGGGCCGGTACGGCAGCGTCGTTGTCGAGACCGACCACATCACTGCCGGGCAGGGCGCGCTGCGCCAGTGCCTTCACGCCCTGAAGAACCTCGAGCCGGCGAGACGTCATCGGCCAAGCCTCGCGGTTGCGCCGCGCGCGAACGAAGCGCCGCCGGCGTCAGCCAGTTCCTGCAGGTCGAGTTTCTTCAGCACGTGCACGGTGGGCACAAGCGTGAACATCAGCACTGCCTGGGCCTTTCGGCCCTGCGCGCGCCGTCCCTTGGTATCCTGACGCCAGGTCCGCAGGTTCTTCGATCGGGTTGCTTCCATGAAGGCGAGGAAAGATCGGCCCTCGCCCTTTTCGAAGAAGAACTTCGCATGGAAATGCAGCTCGACTTCGCGCGGTGACATCCGCCCCGCCCCGCGCGAGCTGCGGCGCGGCACGTTCTTCGTCGGGATCCATAGAAAGCGACCGCCGTTCGCCGGCCGGATCGTCGCCCCGCGTGAGAACGCGTCGATGATCTTGGGCGCCTTGGTGTAGAGATAGCCCGCCGGACTGAGCGCATTGCGGGCCTTCGGATATACTTCGGAGCGGATCGTGTTCGCCAGCCTCCCGCCCAGGCCAGCCGCTATGACCTGTTGCCGCCAAGCCTGCTTCGTTTCCAAAGTCGCCTCGCGCATCGACGTGGTCAGGATCTCCGCGACATCGCCCAGCTGCTGATCGTAGATCTTGGCGAAGTCGGGAACCTCACTCGTCGGCCGCAGCATCAGGTGAGCGCGATCGCGCAGCTCCAGGCCACACCTTCCTCGTCGAGCAACGGATCCCCGCTGATGCGAAGCACGGGATCGGTCATCGCCGCGCCGCCGATCGACACCGTCCCGAGCAGCTGCAGCCGCGCCCCGCGCGCCGGCAGCTGGACGTCGGCGCGCTGGATGGCGACGACGTCCTTGTCCAGGATCGCCGACCCCTCGACTTCGCTGCCCTGCGAGCGGATGACGCGCAGAGACAGCGGCTCGCCGCCGGGCGCCGTGTAGATCGCATTCATGCCGAGCACCGAACCGTGCAGCACGGCCGATGCCACGGCGAAAGGATCCGCCACGGTCTCGCTCGACTATTCGCCGCCGGCCGCGCGCTGCTTGCCGGTTGGGGCAGGCAACGGCTTGGCGGCCGGGGCGAAAGTCGCCTTGGTCGGAACCAGCTCGTCGGCACGATCGCCGTCGATCCAGATCTCGCCCTCCTCGGGCGCACGGATCTCGCCGGCGATCTCCACGCGCTCGAGGAGGACGATGGCCTTCTTCACGCGATCTGACCCGTCAGGAGCACGCTGCCGGTCGTGTCGCCGGAAGCTGCAGCCGCTGCCGCGACGCCGACCAGCGTGTTGCCGGACGCGGTCGAGGTCAGCACCTTGTTGGTGTTGTCCCAATAAAGCTTGGTGGTGTGCGCGGTCCAGGCCTGGCCGGTGGCCTTCGCCAGCGTGAAGACGCCGATCCGGTCGCCTTCCACCGATGCGCCGCTGAGCGCTGCCGCGACGGCGACCGCGAAGATCGCGCCGACCAGGAAGCCCGCGCCCGACGCGACATCGTAAGGCGCGGTCATGCTGAGCGTGTCGCCACGCTGAGTGTAACCCTTCATGTGAAATCTCCGAAGGCTGGAGGGGCGGCACCTCGCCGCCCCTCAGGGTCAGGAAGGTCCGGCGATTACGCGCCCGGGTTCTTGTCGAGGCCGCGGTGGTCGATCGCGGCGGCCGCGAAATCGAGGCTGGCCTTGAACTCGACGCCATCGACGGTGAAGCCGATGCGGCTCGACAGCTGCACGCCCTCGGCGCCTTCGAGGTAGCAATACTCGATCGTATCGACCTGGCTGTTGCTGGCCGCGAGGTAATAGGCCGTGGTGGAGTTGCCATCGAGGACGGCTTCCACGATCGGCTCGACCGACGTGCGGCCGCCGGCGCGGAATTCGTTCGTGTCGGACTGCTTGGCCGGCACATACTGGCTAGAGGTGTACTGGTACGCCAGCTGCTCCTGCGTCGCCGGAACAATCAAATATGCCGGCGCGAGGTTGAGCTCTTCCTTCTGCAGGCCCTTCTGCAGGCGCATGCGCGTGCGACCGGCCCCCAGCGTCGTTGGCGAGATCACCGCGCCGGCGCCGGCAAGGTTGCCATGGTCGGCGTGGAACAGGGGCGTTCCGTCGGGCATCGCCGGGTTGCTGGTCATCACCGAATAGACCGTGCGGTTCTCGAGCCGCGAAGCCGATCCGGCGAAGCCGGTGGTGATGCGCTCGAGCGCGCGAAGATCATCGTTGATGATGAGCTGGCGGGTCAGGCCGATGATGCGACCATAAGTGACGACCTGGTAGCTGACCTTGCCGTCGCTGGCGGTGCCGTACTTGAACTCGCCGCCTTCGTTGACCCGCAGCAGGTCGGGCAGCGCCGACATCTGGACGACGTCGATGTTCTTGAAGTTCGGCGCGTTCGGTGCGCGGCGCGCCCAGCGCTGATAGCTCGGGCTGTTTTCCTCGTAGGCCTGGCGCAGCCGGCGATTGAGCGCCGAGCCGATGAGCTGCGGGAAGTCCGAGCCCGAATGCAGGGCGCGTTCGGCAAGTTCAGAGGGCGCCATGCCGCGCGTGTTGATGCCGCTCGAGCCGAGCAGCTCCTCCGCCATGCGCAGCATATTCATGCCGCGGAAGTTGCGGCCCGATTCGGACAATTCGCTGCCAGGCGTCATGCGGTGAACGATGGCGTCTTCCATCGCGCGCGCCATGGTGACGCCGTTGCCCGCCAGTGCGGGCACGCGGTTGGCCGTGGTGGCGGGGGCATCGCGCTCGGCGAAGCGCCGGCCGATGTCGGCCATCAACGTCTCGTTGGTGAGCGGCGTGGCCTCGTGGCGGCCAAGCAGCTCGAACGTGACCTCGTCGTCCAGGCCGGCGTTGCGCACGGCGGTACGAATGGCGGACACCGTGACGGCCGCCGGCGCCTGGCGCTGTTCCGCCGTGGCGACCGGCGCGATCGTGACCGGCGCGGGGGTCGTATCCTGCGGGACATCAGTGCGGACTTCTGCGGCAGGAGCCGCGATGGCCGGGGTCGGCGTGGTGACGGCGGTTGCGAGCGGGGCCGCAGCCACGCCACCCGGGAGGTTGCGTCGCATATCATCTTCCTCTGTGCTGCCGTGATCTGTGATAGGCCCGGGGACCGATCGAACCACGGCGTTCGGATCGGCGGGAACGGATACAAGGCTGGCCTCGAGCAACTCCCAGGCGACGGCCCGCCAGGTCTCGTGGTCGCTTTCGTCGGTGGCGGTGATCTGCCATTTGGTGACGCGGTAGCCGATCGAGATGGCGCGCAGCTCGCCGTTGGCGACGCGCGCCTCGGTCTCGCGACCGGCGGTCGTATCGGCGAATTCGAGCAGGCCGATCAGCTGGCCGTTTTCGATCCGCGCCGACACGACCCGGCCGAGCACGGCGTCGAGCTGATATTGGTTGTGTGTGTCGAGCAGCGGGCAGACGCCGCCAGTTACGCGCGCGAGATCGATCGCGTCGGCGCTGATCTCCAGTTCTTCGGTGAAATACCAGCGGCGGACCGCGGTGCCGGCCGAAAGGACGGCCTCGACCGTGCGTGCCTCGGCATTGTAACTGCCTGGGGAAAGCGCCAGGCTGCGTGTCCCTCGCCCCCCCACTTGAGGCTGGCGCCGCTCCGCCTCATCCGGCCCAGGCGCATTGCGTGTCAGAACCGGAATGGCGCTGACCTGATACGCCGGCATCGGGCGCACGTAGACAACGCGCGGCCCACGAGGCGGGGCCGGCGGAGCCGGTGGAAGCTGGGACATCGATTTCTCCAGGATCAGGCCGCCTTGGCGGTCTCGTCTTTCGCGGCCGAGCCGTCGCTATCGGCGGGCTTGGCTTGCTTCGGCGTCTTACGCGGATCGCCATCGAACATCGCGCCCTCGCCCAGGCTCGCGTCGGCCGCCTTCAGGTCCTCGCCGTACTGCACGAGGAACTCGAGGTAATCGTACCCGCGCTCCTCGACGAGCTGACTGAGCGTGACCTTGCCCATGCGAAGGTTCGCGAGATCCGCCTGGGCATCCTTGTACGGGTCGACCGAGATGAAACCGGGCGGCGTCCATCGCCATCCGAAGCTCTGCACCGGCAGCAGGTTGGCGGCTAACGATGCTTCGCGATAGCGGGCGATGATCGGCCGGCAGGCCTTATGGATGACGACATGCCACTGCAGGCGCTCCATGCGCCGACGGAAACCATGGTTGCCGGCGCGCCAGCTCGAATAGTTCACATTGCTGAAATCACCGGTCGCATGTTCGTACATAACGCCGGCGCCGGCGGCTGCCTCGCGCAAGTACTGCTTGGCGAATTCGCCCACGCCCTGGCTGTTGCCGGGCTGCGAAATCGTCACCGTCTCGCCCGGAAGCAGTCGGGTCAGCATGCCCGGCTCGAACTTGTCGACCAGCTTGCCGTACTTGAGCTTCAGTTCCTCGCCCGTCTTCGGGTCGGTGCCCAAGCTGAAACTATCGTCCTCGGGCGAGGTGATGAAACCGGCAAGGCACGATTCGATGCGCTTGCGGACGAGCTCGGCATCGAAATAGCCGCGCAGGTCTTTAAGCGGCATAATCGCCGGCGCAAGCAACGGCATCCCGCGATCCTGGCCGGGCCGCAGCTTGTTGTAGAGGTAGATGACCTGGTCGGCCGGCACCCGCTCCGATTGCAGCGACCGCGCCCGGAACATCGCAACGTCACCCGGGTGAGCAGGGTAGAGCCAATAGGCGATCTTGCGCCCATCGGCATCGTACTCGATCCCCCGGTCGATCATCGCGCCACCGGCGAGCAACTGCGTCTTCGTCGTGTCGATGAAATCGGGCTCGAGCACCTGCAACTGCAGCGGCGCTAGCGAAGTCGAAGCACCGAACTGCTGGCGCCGGAAGCGGATCAAGCTCGCGCCTGAATCGGCCATGCCTTTCGTTGCCGACCACAGTAGACCATGGAAATCGTGGTCGCCTTCGAAATCGCAGACCTGGCCCCAGTCGTTCCAGTCGCCCGAAATCTTCTTTGCGTTGCGGCCCTTCACGCCGGTGGGTGCACCGATGATGCCGGTGCCGACGACATGGTCGGCGACCGTCTCGACGATCTGCAGGGCGTAGCCGTTGTTTCGCGCGAGATCTCGCGCACGGTTACGAACGATCTCCTCTGCGCTGCCGACCTCGGCATTGGCGCTGGCACCGGTCGCCTGCCACGACATCGTCCGCTGGTCGCGTCGGCCGGCATCGTAGGCGCGCTGGTGCAGATCGAGCGCGCGGCGCGCGGCTACACGACGCACGCCCGCCGCCGGCGACATGAAACCGACGGCGCGATCGATCCAGTTCACCCTAGAACCCCGCCACCGACGTCCGGCTGCGCGACGGGGTCGGCGAGGCTTCGGCGGTCATCAGGCGCAGGATCTCGCGCATCTCGCTGAGCGATCGGTAAGTCACCTCGCGGCCGTCCGCGAAGCGCACCTTCAGTGCGCCGGTCGCGATCGCCGCCTTCAGCGCCGTGATGTCGTTGGTTGTAAAGGCCATTGTCACCTCATAGCCAGCCGCCGCCGCTGTCGGCGCCGCCGCTGCCGTCGATCCACCCGCTGCCGGATATCTCGCCGCTCGATCCGTTGTTCTGCCCGAATGGCGCCGCTGCCGGCTCGACCGCCAGGGGCGGGTCCGCCGCTGGCGCCGACGTCGGCGCATAAAGCTCGCGCCAACGCGCCTCGCTCCATCGATCGATGCCGAGCGCATAAGTAATCGCCCGCGAATAGACCGCCATGTCGAGCGCTTCGTTTCGGTCGCGCGTCTTGTGCCATTCGCGCCGGATCATTCCGTTGCGCAGTTTCACCATGCGCAGCTCTTCGGCCACGAGCTGCTTAATCCATTCGTCCGACGTGCCGTCGGGCAGGAAGACGTACCCGTCCGGGTAATCTTCGCCGTCGACCGGCTTTTCCAGGGCAAGCTGGCCGTAAAGCTCCAGCTTCAGCATCGAGGTGCCGACCGTCCAGAGGCGGACCCCCTTCTTGATCTTCTTGCCCCGCACGGTGATGTCGACCCACGTGGGGCCAGCGATCGCCTGGCTCGCTGCGAGCGCGTGGCGGCCCTTCAGCGCCATCGCGAACCCCGGGTGCCGACGCGCCCAGGTATAGACCTCCATCGTATTCTCGCCGTCGCCCGAATCGATTCCGACGCGGCTGAGCTTCAGCGCCCGGCCGTCCTCGGTGATCCATTCTCGCGCGACTTGCGCATCCAGCCTCGCCCAGGTCGCCTTGTCGGCGATCGGACCGAGGACTTCGATATGCTCGACCAGCCAGCGCTGGCGACGCGGACCATAGGCCCAGATATCGAGCTCGATGCGCCCGCCGCCTTCGCGCTGCACGTCGGCCGCGCCGACCAGCAGCCCGGCCTGCGCCGGCGGTCGGCCGAGGAACTGCGCTTTTTCGCGGCGGTCGTACAGCCGCTGCCATTCGGGCGCCTCGCCGCGTTCGGCGTAGGCCTCGCCGAGCACCTGGTTGACCCAGGTCTTGAGCAAGTTCGGATCGTGCCGGACTTCCAGGAACTCGCGGACGATTTCCGTCCAGCTCGCCCCCTCGTGCTGGCTATAGGCGGCCCAGATATGAAACGAGCGGTGGCGGGGATAGGCTTCCGGGTTGTGGGCGCGCCATTCGCCCTGTTCGTCCATCGCGGCCTTGTCGGCCTCGTCGATCTCGCAGCCTTCGACGCACTGATACCAGACCCGCGTCGGCCGCACCTTCGGCGACCAGCGTATCCCGGCCCCGGTCCCATCGCCGAACACCAGGTACTGCATCGTCCCGCAGTGCGGACACGGGACGTAGCGGTATTCCTGCGACCCTTGCTCGAACAGGAGGTCGATTCGGCTCAGGCCCTTGATTTTCGGCGTCGACCCGGCCGCGCTGAAACGCCGCGGCGATGTCAGGTTGCGCTTGAACGCCAGTCGGGCGGGGTCGCCCTCTTCCTTCGCCGACCAGGGATAGCCGTCCGGCTCCTCCAGCAGGACGCTGTCCGCGGTGACGCGGCGGAATTCTTTCGGGCTGTTGGCGCCCTTGATCTGGATCCAGCCGCCCTTGAAGCGCTTCGCCCGAATCTGGTTGTCGCGATCCCGCGCCTTGAACACAGCGACGGCACGGACCGCCGGCCATTGCAGCACGGGATCGAGATCGTCGCGGCTGTACTTCTCGGCGTCGTCGATCGTCGGCTGATAGATCAGCAGCCGGCGAGGATCTCGCGCGATGCTGTAGCCGATGAACCCCTGGACGATGGTCGAGTAGCCGATGCGGCTGCTCTTCCGGACCGAGACCTGGGCAACTTCCGGGTCGGTGAAGGCGTCGGCGATGCCGTTCTGGAACGGGAACGCGCGAAACTTGCTACCGTCGTCGAGCTTCGCATGCTCGGCCATCCAGACCGACAGCGGCTCGCGCTTCGGCGGCCTGAAGGACGCGAACCACTCTCGTACAGCCGCTGCAACCGTCGCCCCGCGAACGCGAAGCGAACTAGCCTCCTTCTTCCTCGGGGGCGTCTTCCTCATCCATGCCCCCGCCGGTCGTCTGCTCGACGCGCGTGACGCTCAGCTCCTCCAGTGCGTCAGTAATCGCCGTCTCCAGCCGCATTCGCAGCTTGTGGTCGCCCTTCGCGACCAGGTTCGGCACCTGCATCAGCCGGGATACGGCGAGCGAGATCATGCCGGTCACGGCCATCGTCATGTCGGGGAGCGATGCGAGCTCCTTGCGGCGCTCGGCATTGTCCATGGCCTTCGAATCGGCCTGTTCCTTGGCGTATCGCGCGCGCTCGGCTTCGAGCTTCGGCGCATCGCCGTCCCCGCCGCACCGCAGCTCCAGCCAGGCTTCGAGATTTTCCGCCCAGGTCGCGCCGTCCGCCGGCAGGTCGCCCTTGGACCGCAACTCGCCGATCCAGCGCGATGAGCAGCCGAACAGCGTCGCAAGCTGCGGCCGCGACGGCTCATTGAGGTCGATTTCCATCACTTCCCTGCGTGATTGGCCCGAAACCCGCAGAAAACCGCCATTTTTAGGCCGAAGGAGGAAGAACTAGGCACATTTTCATGCCTAGCGATCTTAAGGGCCTTTGCCGCCCGCACGTGCGGGGTCGCAGGAAGGACCCGCGCCCCGGGGGTGGTCGGTTCAGCTTTGAGCCGTCAATCCTGAATGGCCGAAGGTCAATCGACCTCGACACCCATCGTGCGGAGATCCGTCTCGATCGACGCGACGCGCGCAAGCAGTTCGCGCACGATGGCTGGGCGGACAAGCGCGAGGATCGCATCATCCTGTGGCCACGTGTGCCGAAGCGTTGAGGAGGGCGAATGGATGTTCACCGTCAGCGACGGCGCATCCGGGTGCTGCAGCGCCCCAACCTGGTGCAGGAGGTCCGCACGCACATCGACCAGCCGCTGCACGGTGGCCAGCATCGCCAGCTTCAGCGGAGCGGCAGGCGGCCTCACGCCGCGCCTCCCATCAGCGTCCCGCCCTGGACGACACGCTTGATCCAGAACGTATCCTCGCCCTCGATGCGTCGCAGGCCCAGCTGGTGCAGCTTCTTGGCATAGACCCCGTCGATTGACATCAGCGCCGCGCGCCTGTCGAGCTTCACGGTGGTCACGGTCAGCGGCTTGGCCCAGTCCAGCTTGCCCAGCGCGGCAACCAATGCAGTCTCGTCGCCCACGACGCTGAGCACGTCCTTGCTCTTGCGCGTGCCGACCTCGCATCCTGCAAGCTCGATGGACTTGCGCTTGCCCTCGGTCAGGCCGGCGCCCGCCTCACCCCACCAGGCGGATATGCGAGCCTCCAGCCCCTCACGCTGCTTCAGCAGCGGCGCGAGGTCAGCATCGGCCGCGGCGTTGGCCGCCGCGATCGCCGCGTTGCGCTTCGCCTCGATGCCGGCGATGCAATAGTCCAGCCCGGCCCACTTCTCGATCAGCGCCGATGCGCCCCGGATCGTCTTCGGCGCGCTCATGCCGCCACCGGCGCACGTTCGACCAACAGGACTTCGATCTCGGTGGTCAGGGCGTCGGGCCGGGCCGTGCTGTTGGTCCAGTTCACGGTGACGCTCGCGACCAAGTGCCCGGCCAGCGCGAAATCCTGCTCGGTGATGACCGACAGGAACGCCTCGCCAATCTCGACCGCTTCCCGGCCCTGAAAGTCCAGGACGAACACATGGCGCGTCCCGGAAAAGGTGATGCTTTGCCACGGCCGCTCGCTATGCGCGATCAGCTTGGCCCCGTCGCCGGCAAGCGCCAGGACCGCGTTGGTGAGTTGCAACCAGGTCAATGCGCCGTCCCCTGTTCGGGGCGAGCGCCGCGCGCCGCCTCCAATTCGTCCGCCACGCGCTCCAGCCATTCGGGCGAGACGACGACGCCCATCTTGCCGCCGGCGCATGGCCGGGCATCTTCGCGCGCCGCGCGGCGCACCTTGTCCAGGTCGATCATGAAGCTCCTTCAGCCCTGCTTGCCGCGGAACGCCGCGCGCAGCCGCTTGCCGATCCCGTCGGCCCTTGCTTCCAGCTCGGCGAAGTGGCGCTGATCGCGGATCCCGCCGCGCAGCTCGGCGAGCAGACGGTCCAGCATGTCGACTTCGGCGTCGACAAGCGCCCAGATCGTGGCGGGATGCTGCACGCTGCGACCTTTCGAAACGCAAGAAACCCGCCACCGGGAGGTAACCGGTGACGGGCTTCAGGGGGACAGCCGCTGCATCCAGGGCGCAACTGTGGCGGAGCTCGATTTGCGGGTTTCGCGGGGCAAACGGTAGGGTCTAATTTGTGCCACCCGTCAGCGAAGGCTCTCGTGCGCCGCCGCCAGCCGCTCATCGGTGACGTAATCGCGAGCCTCAGCGTACATCGTGGACCACAGGTCCAGCGCCGACCGCAGCAGCTTGCCAGCCGTGCGTCTGTCCATGGAAAAACGCCGCGCAGCCGCCTCGATGCCGCAGTCCTCGACGATCATCGCCAGTACCGGGCCGGGCCGTGGGAGCGCGGTGCGCCAGCGAGAATAAGCATATTCGGCCCAAACGCCGCCGATCAGCTCGAATGCTTCGGGATTGAAGCTGATATCGACGCGGTCGGCCATGCTCCAGCTGGTCGACACGCCGGCGCTGGCGATGATCTTCTGGTACGCCGCCGCGATCTCGAGCGCGGCGCCCAGCTGCTGGATACTGATGGCGCCGGTCCGGTGCAACCGGGCCAACGCGCCCTGGCGCACCTTACTGGCTTTCGCGCGGGTCTCCGGCGTACCGTAGGCCACCCGGCCGAACTTCGCATCCTGGTCGCGAAGATCCTGCCGCAGCGCGCGCTCTTCGGCCGCGCGCTGCGGGTGGCGCTGGCACCAGTCGCGGTGCACCCGCTGCGATGTCTCCCGCTGTATGCGGGCGCGCTCGCGCGCTGCCCGGCTAGCTCGCTGATCCTTTGCCGCCACCGTCGATCTCCGCTGCCCCTGCAGCGGCGTAGTCCAGCGCCGGGGGAGGCAGCAGGGTCGAATTTGTGCCAGGAGCCTGCGGGAGATGGCCCTGGACGATGTCTTCGTCGATCGGAAAGCCCAAGGCCCGCAGCGTGCGCAGCGCGTTGTCGCGATCCTGCGGGAGCGCCAGTCCCCGGTGACCCGGCCGCTGGAGAAGCAGCCCGTCCGCCACCAACCGCTTGATGGCTCGCTTCACGGAGGATCGGCCAATGCCGAACGCCTCGGCGATCTCGCCGTAAGAGGGGCTTTCGCCCCATCGGCCGATGTATCCCCGCACCCAATTAAGCACGAGCAGCTTCAGGCTCGACATCTCGGGCCTGAGCCGCACCGGCGCGGCGTTATCAGGAGTGATGCGTGCCCCGCTCTCCACCAAGAGAACATAGCAGGAATTTGCTGAAAAAATAGGCAACTGTTAAAGAGATCGCATCTGTTCAACCACGCGCCGTTACCCTAACGCACGGTCTCGCTTCCGCGAGGATAAGCGGGATAAGGATCGGGAGAACCCTGTCGAGCCCCCGACCAGCCGGCTCATCGCGGCGGATACTCCCTCCGCCGCGATCACGCAAAGCCGGGCGTCCGCCAACGGCCCGATACCCCGCCAATACCCCCATGCACATAGCGACGAGGTTCACCCGAGGTCAGACGCGCTCCTCTGATGATGAAACTTGATTGATAGTCAGGCTCGCGCCGTTGCGCGGGTGTGAATCGATTTCCTCACTCACCATCTCCACCGCGACCACCCATTCGCGCCGCAAGTAGTCAATAAACCGATATTTCAAGCTGAAATGAAAGGACACTGGTTCGCGGATGGACTCGCCAAAAATACTTATTCTGCGACGGAACTCCGACCGTGAAACGGATCCGCTCACCACGAGCACGATGTCAGCATTCGGCCCGATAGCCTGCTGACGTTGATCGACGAGACGCGCTGTCCGTCGGTAGGGCCTCGCATCAAGTCCGCGGCATTTCCCCTGGGCAGGCCTGTAAAGCCCACCAGTCAATGAGCGGTACGAGACCAAAGCAGGAGTCGCGCCAGTATTCTTGAGGCTGATCGCGGCGGACCATGTGACGATCTGACCGTCAGACCTGAGCGATACCGTTGATGTCGAGGGGTAAACGTAGGCACGCAACTGCCTTTCCGCCGTCTCCTCACTGATGCGATTGGCGTGCAGCGCTGCGGTGCTCGCGGTCATGCTGGTCTCGAGAGTCCGGTGGATGTAGACTAGACCGAAACCAGTAACGCCGAGGCCTACGAACGCGATGCCCGCAGAAACCCACGCAGCTAACATGGCCGACCGTTGAACCTCGAACTCGGCGCCCTTGGCATGGTCATCATGGTCTTGGGCACCGCTCTGTTCGGCTATGTTTTCCTGTTCAATCCGCCGATCGGCTCGCGCCGCGACACTATCTGCTCTCTGCTCACGTTTGTGCTGTGGGGCATCGGCGGCAGCATCCTGTTGTACTGGAGTTACCCCGGCAACCAGACCTGCCTGTAGCCAGCCGAGCCCGAACGCGATCGCCAGCGCGAGGCAGATGCCGACGATCGGCAACGCCCAGTCGAGATGCTTCCGGCCGCTCACCTAACCCAGAGCGCCAGCGCCACCAGCGCGGCCCCGCCATACCGAGCAGCTGCACGACGCCGGCCGTGCACGTGGGGCAACACCCCCGCCAGCCAGGCCGCGCACAGACCCATCACTCCGCCGGCAGCGATCACGACGAATGTCCCACTGACAGAATCGCCACGACCGCCAGCAGCAGCCCGCCCAGGACGGCCGACCGGCGCAGCAGCACCGGCCGTTCGCCGCCCAGCACGCCCCAGACCGAAAGGGCAAGCCCGCCCATGCCCAACAGCAAGGCGAGCGCCGGGCTCACCCTCGCGCGACGATCTGGCGCTCGAGCGCCTCGCGCAGCTCGCCGATGGCCTCGCCATTGGTGGATGTCGTCGCCTGGACCTCGCCGGCGGCCGTCGCGAGCATCAGCTGATAGGTCCGGCTGATCCGGGACCGGTATGTCAGGACAGCCGGCACCAGCAGCCCCAGCCCCAACAAAGCCGTCCCGATCGCACCGGTCTTGTCCGGCTTGGCCTCGTCGCCGAGCATCCCCAGTCCGGCGAAGATGAAAATCCCCGCCATCACCCCGAACACCACCCAGGCCGATCCGCTGCGGACCTGCTCGCGGACTTCCACCGACGTGATCTTGTTGATGGCGTAGCTCTTCGCCCCGAACCGCGCGAAGTGGTCGTCGATCGTCACA